TTCTGCCTGACACAGAAATACGCCTGGAAACCCAAGAAGTTCACCAACACTGGTCACGCCATGATCGACGAGACGGTCCTGGGTGGACTTCCGTATCCAGAGGCCAAGAAGCTTGCTGAATACTTTATGATTCAAAAGAGGATCGGACAGTTAGCTGAAGGTCCCCAGGCTTGGCTTAAACGCTTAGACCCTGACGATGGACGCATCAGGCACACTATAGTGAGTGGTGGGACTGTCAGTGGTCGAGCGGCACATAGAGGCCCAAACCTGGCCCAAGTGCCAAAGGCTGGGCTCCTGTATGGCAAAGAGTGCCGCGACCTGTTCACGGTGCCAGACGGTTGGTCTCTCTTAGGTTCTGACCTTAGTGGTCTTGAGCTCAGGTGCCTGGCTCACTACCTGGATGACGGTGGAGAATACGCTAGGCAGATCCTGGAAGGTGATATCCATACGCACAACCAAAAAGCTGCTGGGTTAGACACCAGGGACCAAGCCAAGACCTTCATCTATGCGACGATGTACGGTGGAGGCAACCAGTTGATAGGCAAGATAGCTGGTGGGGGGGCCAAGAAGGGCAATGCCCTAAAGGAAGCATTTAACAAGAACATCCCAGCCTTTGCACAACTCAAGAAGAATCTACAGATGGCCCTTAGGAGGGGCCACCTGGTTGGCCTAGATGGCCGCAAGCTCTTTGTCAGATCAGAGCACAAACTACTCAGTCAGTTACTCCAGTCCTCTGGAGCAATCATCTGCAAAAAGTGGGTGGACCTGATCGATGGGGAGATCAACAGACAGTATCCGAAAGACGCCTACATCGTGGGCTGGATCCACGACGAGGTTCAAATCGCCTGTCGTACAGAAGAGGTAGCCCAAAATGTCGGTGATATCGCTAGAAGAATGGCGCAAGAAACAGGCCATGCTTTCAAAACTAAGATCCCCATTGCTGCCGAATTCAGCGTGGGCAGAACTTGGTCTGACACACACTGAGACTAACGAACAGTTGGTCAACATCATGGCCGTCACAGTAACCCTAGACAGGGCGTGGAGGTCACCATTTTCAATCAAAAGTAACTTTGCCAGGGCAGGTGCGTTTTACGTAGGCATCTGTGCCAGCGAAGGCTTCATCACAACAGAGGTAGGACCAGAAACTTGGGCAAACAAGTGGCTGATCACCGAGTTGGGGATGGAGGCAAAAAGGAGTTTAGATGAGTTACTTCAAGACATTCTTGCAGCGGCCAAAAGACCAGACGGTCCTACTAATTGACGGCGATCTGTATCTCTACAGGTCGTGCGCTGCAGCAGAAGAAGAGATAGACTGGGGCGACGACATATGGTCCCTTAGCACTGATCTCAAGACAGCCAAAGAGATCTTCGAGAACCTGATATTTGACGCCTGTGATACCTTAGACACAGAGCACTTTGTCGTCTGCTTCAGTGACAGAGAGAACTTTCGCAAGACCATAGATCCCACCTACAAATCTGGCCGCAAGAAGACCAGGAAACCTGTGGGATACGCTGAGATGGTCAAGTGGGCCAATCAGATGTTCACATGCCACACTGAGCCCCTCCTGGAGGCTGATGATGTCATGGGCATCCTGGGGTCCTCCAGGATCCAACCGACGATCATTGTGTCTGATGACAAGGATATGAAGACCATCCCATGTAGCCTGTATCGACCTATGGATGGAACTCTTGATTCAATCAATGAGAAGCAAGCCGACAGGCACTTCCTAACCCAGACACTAACTGGTGACCCAACGGATGGTTACTCAGGATGTCCTAAAGTTGGGCCAGTGACTGCAGAGAAGCTCCTGGGACACTATGAGGCACCAAGCTGCGTCTGGGCAACTGTCGAGAAGGCGTATGCCAAACAAAATCTTAACCACCAGTACGCACTAACCCAAGCCAGACTGGCTAGGATCTTAAGGTTCGACGACTGGGATTTGGAAACATCAACAATCAAACTATGGGAGCCAATCCGATGATGACTGAAGACACAGTAATGCTCCAGTGGGCCGACTATGTCCACATTTGCAAGGCAGAAAACAAGAAGTTCATCAATAGCATTGGTGGTCTCAAGTCAGTTCGCGAGGTCAGCCATAAGATCAGAAACCAGAAGAACAAAGGTAATATGTACGCTGGTACACCCAATGATATTCTAGACCTGATGGGCAATCAGAAAACGATGCACAGGGTAACACTGAGAGACAAGTTTTTATATAAGTTTGGCTGGGATGACAGGAAGCTATGTGCCAAAAGATTCAACTCATATGTTCGCTGCATGATCAACAATGGGACACTGACTATTGATACGTCAGGTGGTACACCCAAAGCTCTACTAGTGCGTACCCACAATCAGTTGCCAGCCCCAAGGCCGTGGGCATGAGTGGCAACAAGGTATCATCCCCCCGTCACTACACGCAGTGGGCCGTACAGCCCATCAATTTCATCATGAAAAACAGTATGGAGTTCTGGAGGGGCAACATCATTAAGTATGCCGCTCGTGCAGGGTCCAAGACCTATGACGGCCTAACTGAGGCCGAGTCTGAGATTACAGACTTAGAGAAATGCATCCAGTATTGCACCTACCGAATAAATATACTTGAAGGACTAGAACCCAATGAATAACACGATAAGAAACGACTTCGGACCATCAATGAGCATCTCTGAGGAGATCCATAAGATGAAATACCGAGGCCCCAACGAGACCTTCAAGGAGGCCATGACCAGGGTAGCTAATGCCCTGGCTGACGATCCCCCACACTTTGATCAGTTCCGTAGCATATTGTACCACCAGAGGTTCCTACCTGCAGGTCGTGTTCAGAGTGCTATGGGAGCACCGAGGGAGGTGACACCATATAATTGCTTTGTGTCCCCCACCATAGAAGACAGCATGGATGGCATCATGGCGGCTGCTACCAACGCAGCTAAGACGATGCAGATGGGTGGAGGCATAGGTTATGACTTCAGTACCCTGAGACCACGAGGTGCCTTGATCAAGAGCCTGGACAGCAAGAGCTCAGGCCCTATCTCCTTCATGGGGATCTTTGACGCTGTCTGTCGTACTATCAGTTCAGCAGGTCACAGACGTGGCGCCCAGATGGGTGTACTACGAGTAGATCATCCTGATATTGAAGAGTTCATCAGATCCAAGAACAACTCTACTGAGCTCACTGGTTTCAACATCAGTGTTGGAGTAACCGATGAGTTCATGGCTGCAGTTAAAGCTGATGCTGCCTTTGATCTCAGGTTTGAGGGCCAGGTGTACAAGACTGTAAGTGCTACAGCCCTGTGGGATGAAATCTTACGGAGCACATGGGACTACGCAGAGCCTGGTGTCTTATTCATCGACAGGATGAACCAAAAGAATAACCTAGGCTACTGTGAGACCATTGCGGCTACTAACCCATGCGCTGAACAGCCGTTGCCACCTAATGGTGCCTGTCTGTTAGGATCATTCAACCTGACACAATACATCACAGATGACCCATTCACTGATCGTCTGGACTTTGAGTGGCACAAGCTCCAGGAGGACATACCTGCAGTAGTACGGGCGATGGACAACGTGGTTGACCGTGCGATTTACCCCTCTGAGGCCCAGGAGAAAGAAGCCAAGGACAAACGTAGGATGGGATTGGGTATCACTGGCCTAGCTAACGCTGGCGAGGCATTAGGCTACGAGTATGGATCACCTGATTTCATGAGGTTTACTGCAGCGGTCATGAAGTGCATCAGAGACAAGACCTACATGGCCTCAGTGGCCCTGGCATCAGAGAAGGGAGCCTTCCCACTGTATGACCACAGGTATCTCAACAGTGGCTTCGCTATGACGCTCCCACAGTACGTCAGGAGGGCCATTGAACGCAACGGGATCCGCAACAGTCATCTACTGTCTGTGGCACCAACTGGAACTATCTCCTTGGCGGCAGACAACGTGAGCTCAGGGATAGAGCCAGTGTTCAGGCATTGGTATGAACGCACGATACAACTGTTTGATGGACCCAGGACTGAGCGTGTGGAAGACTATGGGTATGCCAAGTGGGGTGTCAAAGGTAAGACATCCAATGATCTCTCAGTGTTTGACCATGTGGCTGTCCTTAACCTGGCGAGTGAATACGTGGACTCTGCATGTTCCAAGACCTGTAACGTAGGTGACGATGTGACCTGGGAGGAGTTCAAGGATGTCTACATGAGGGCATACGATGGACGTGCGTCTGGTTGTACGACATTTAGGGCCGCTGGCTTAAGATACGGCGTGTTGAATGCCTCAGAGGAGGGAGGCGGGGAGGCTTGCCTCTTCGATCCAGCTACTGGGCAGAAGACCTGTGAGTAGCCATTCGTTGAGCTCCAAGCGCAGATACCCAGATCCTAAGAGGTTCGAGCGCAAGCTGTTTAAGGTAGGCCACATGACATTTGAGACCATTAGCCACCCAACTGATGGTCAAACCTTTGCACTAATACCTCACATGGCTCATGAGGCTAAGAACAAAAGGCCACTCTTCAGTGGTCATATCAACAAAGGTATGGCTAATGAGTTACGATTGTTAGCCCTAGAGATAGCTGAAATGGAACTACTATTGAAAGAGGGGTGAACTATTTGGGGAAGGAACTGAGGGGCCCCAGACCCTATAAACTAAGGGTGGAGCGGTATGACCCCCCTAATGAAGAACTACAGTCATGACGATGGCGTCGTAGACTGACAGAGTTAACCAGGTACAACATGATGAAACCTGACTTAAGAGTGCTTCCTCCCGACACATACTTAAGGTTGGACGTACAGAATGTTGTACCTGGTTAGAACCACTTGTGGTAAGGAGCAATGAGGTTGAAGACTAATAAAGACCATCAGGTGAAGCTACAGCCTACAGAGGACACAACTTTAAGACATTCGTTTGGTATGTCTCTAGGCATTGGCCTCGGTCAAGCTGGTGCAGACTGGCAGTGGACTATAGATGACGACTTCGTTGTGTCTAAAGGTAAACATGAGTGTGACTGTGGTAAAGACAGGTGTGATTGTACTTAGGTGGAACTTTAGGTGTAAGACTTTAGGTCCCGATTTGTAACTAAAAGAACAAGCCTTATCCTAATAAATTTCCTGTATGGTTAATCTAAGGTCTACATTAGTACCCTTCGATTCTTAGGTTTGTCTGAGGGATATGGTATCCCCCGTCAGCTAACCTATTGTTAATCAATGGTTAACTAATGAATGACCTATGATCACGGGTCCCATGCCCTCGATTTGACCCCCCAGTACCCTTAGAAATCAATGGCTTTCAAAAAGAGAGCTAAAGGTCGACCGTTGTTGTTGTTGTCTCACCTTAGTCAACTGAGGCCCACCCCAGTACCACGAAGGGTCTTTCCGTACCCCCCGTCCAAAAACGAGGCCCCCTATGTCCCTTTCGTTCTCCTGTAGTACACCTAGATCTCCAGACAACTGTATCCAGGTTCTCCCCTCCCTCAATGTCTACTTTATGACCAGCCACCATAAGACCCCCTCTAGAACCCGTCTGTCTGACCTGGAGTTCTCTTGGCTTGGGTTTGCCCTGTGGCTCCACTTTAAGTCCTCCCAACACTAGATAGGATCACCCGTCATGGCCCTCGAAACTGGCACGTACATCAATAGCCTCGTCGCAGCTAACCCTGCCGCAACCGATGGTCTAGCCCAGGCCGATGACCACCTTCGTCTGATCAAGAGTACAATCAAGAGTACCTTTGCCAACATAGACGCCGCCGTCACTTCCAATGAGGATGACCTAAACATCTTGTCTGGGGCCTCTGCCGCTGGCGTCACAAGCACTGAGCTTCAGCATCTTAATGGTGTTACTAGCGCGCTGCAGACGCAACTTGCAGCCCTTACGTCATCAGTGTTCCTAGTTCCCACAGGTGGTATAATTCTGTGGTCTGGAGCCACGAGTGCTATCCCCACGGGTTATGTCATCTGTGATGGGACCAACAGTACCCCTGACCTCCGCGATAGGTTTGTCGTTGGCGCTGGGCCTACCTACGCTGTAGATGCCACAGGTGGTGCAGCCACAGTTACCCTGACGGAGGCCAACCTCCCAGCGCACACTCACGTAGCTACATCAACAGTCACAGACCCTGGCCACGCTCACCAGTACACTGTGTCCACAGGATCAGGTGGCATTGGTGAGAGCGCCCGTGATGCAGAGATTGACACCAATGGCCTCACAGAAAGCTCCACCACTAGCATAACGGTGGCTACATCCAATGCTACCACAGGTTCTGGTACTGCCCATGAGAACCTCCCCCCGTACTACGCCCTAGCGTACATCATGAAGACAGCATAAGGGGGTCATCAGTATGTCAATATTACCTGTGCGGAACCTAGGTAACGCAGGTGTAATCACTGATGTTGACCCCTTCAATCTTCCCTTCAATGCCTTCACCCGTGCTAAGAATGTGTCTTTTGATGGAACCAACATTAAGAGATCCCCAGTCTTCCGAACAGCGTTAGACCTAAGCTCCATCAGCCCCACCTTCGTCTTTGGTCTCTTCAGTAACACGAGCTACGACAGCATCCTCGTTGGCACCAGCAACTATAGTATCCATGAGTATACATCAGGTGGGACCCTCGCCATCAAGCACACTGGGTCAGCAGGGGCCACTACACAGGCCTACACTGGCACCACTTTGTCTAATGTTTCTTATGTCAACCGAGGTGACCAAGCTCCTCTCTACAGACTGCCAACCCAGACATCCTTCACTACCCTTGCTAACTGGACATCTGGTCACAAGTGTGCATCGCTCAGATCCTACAAGGATTTCCTGGTAGCTCTAGACATAACTGAAGGGTCCACCACGTTCCCAACTAGGGTACGCTTCTCTGATGTTGCTTTAGCCAATGCGGCCCCCAGTAGTTGGGATGCCACGGACACCACCAAGTCATCTGGGTTCAACGACATAGTTCAAATGAATACAGCCATAGTCGATGGATCTACCCTAGGTTCCAACTTTATTATCTATAGCCGCGATCAGGTTTGGCTCATGGAGTTCGTGGGGGGAACTTTCATTATGAACTTCCGCAAGCTCTTTGATGACTGTGGAGTGATCAATCAGAACTGCATAGTGGAGGTCGAGGGACGTCACTACGTCTTTGACAGAGATGACATATACACAACTGATGCTGTCTCCCGTCAGTCAATCTGTGATGGACGTGTCAGGAACTACATATTCAACTCTATAGATACTACTAGTACATCCAAGTGCTTCACGTACCACAACGATGTAACCGAGGAGATCTACTTCTGCTACAGGTCAGCCGATGATATGGCTGAGTTCACAAGTGGATCCGAATGTAACCGTGCCGCTGTCTTTAACTACCGACACAACAGTTGGTCCTTCATGGATCTGCCCAACTTGATTAGCATCACAACTGCCAACCTGAACAACGTAGACACCTACGCAAACTCAACTCTCACCTATGACACCACAGGTGGCACATTCCACGGTCAGTCTGATAGTTACTCTCGTCACCCTATCTGCATATCTCTTCAGAACACTACAGATGGACTGGCAGACAATCAAATGCTCGCGCTTGATCATACAGATGAGAATACTCAAGTTGCTCTACCTTTGTATTCTGCAGCGACCAAGGGTATCCATCTAGAGCGCATCGGTCTGGACCTCGACCAAGAGCTTGGTGCGTCGATAGACACCTATAAGACGATCCGTAGGATCCTCCCCCAGATCTCTACCCTCTCTACAGACAAGACGTTCAACTTCACGCTAGGTTCATCAGATATTCCAACCTTGTTGCCCACCTACACTGCCCCTCAAACCTTCGATGTTAGCACAGACTACAAGCTCGACACCCGTGAATCGGGGCGCTACCTGAGCTACAAGATTGACGCCAGCACTGTGGTCAAGGACTTCACCATCAGTGGCTTTGATCTGGACCTAGTCCCTGTAGGTCGGAGGTAACTCAAGATGGTAGCAAACACAGTCACAGACCTTGTCGTTAACCAGTACATCAGACAACCCGTCCCACGGAATCCCGAGGGGATGAATGTCTATCTGTCAGGGCAACTCCAAGAGATAGAGAACTCAATGAAAACTGTGGGCGAGGGTAGTCTGCAGGTAGTTGATCAAGCCCCATCCCGTCCTCTCAAAGGAATGCTCAGATACGCCGTGACCCCGTGGGATCCACTAGCGAGTGGCTTCCAGGGTCTTGTGGTCTACTCAGGATCTGCATGGCTGAGAGCCAGTGATCCAGAGGGATCTTTGGCTACGCTAGAGGGGACAGTTACAACTCTGAGTTCTAACCTCAGTACTAACTATTCAACCACTGTGACCACTAATGCTGCAATCGCTAGTGCGACTACGGGTCTTGCGTCTACGTCTTATGTAACAAGTGCTCTAGGTTCCTACACCAACACTGCAACTTTGAACTCAAACTTCTACACAAAGACAGACGCCGATACAGCAATTGCTACAGCCGACACGGCCCTAAGCACTACTGTTGGTAACACCTACGCAACCATCACAAATACAACTGCAAGCATCGATGGCATTGAAGCCAAGAACACTGTCAAGATTGACAACAATGGACACATAAGTGGCTATGGTCTCATCAGTACTGCCAACACTGGGACACCTACAGCAACTTTTAGTGTGGCAGCGGACGCCTTCAAGATTGGCAACCCTGCCAGTGCTTCGACAGTCACACCCTTCTCAGTTTACACGACAAGTCGGACTGTAGATGGCGTCACAGTTCCAGCGGGGACCTACATAGAGAACGCTTATATTACTGCAGCAAACATCAAGACACTGAATGCCGATACAATTACCGCTGGCAACCTCAGTGCCTCACGTCTGACCCTTGACGGGTCTACAATCACAGCTAATGGATCAGGTCAGCTTATCGTTGCAGATGGGGGTGTAGCCACAGACAAGATAGCTGCTGCTGCTGTTAGTACCAGTGACGTTTATACGTATTCCGATGCGACGATATCAGCCCACACGTATTACACCAATATTATAGACAAACTTATCACGGGTGTAACTGTCGGGGGCCAAGTCCTTTGCCACGTAGATGGATGGGTGGATGGTTTGGCAAGCGGGGACCCTTTCGCCGGATTTATATTAGATACTGGAGGCGACTGGCAAAGCATTAGCTCTCCGGGCGGCACTGTGCGATATGCTGCGCGCCGCGTGGGGGTAAGGGCCTCAAGTGGTGACACAAATTGGGCTATCCCGTTTTCAATTGGAGTCACCACAACGGCGACATATGGAAACGTTCAAGTCCTATTCGCGGGTATGAATCAACGATACAATAGTACGACGACCGCTGGACCGACCGTTTATTTCAGGGACTTAACACTGACAGTAACGAGGCTGAAACGATGACTTGTTATATAGCCCTCTCTGGTCGCACTAACACGCTCTATTCTAGCACAAGTCTTCCACCAGCGGATGAAACATATATCACTGTAGAATCACCGCCAAGAATAAATAACTACTATTTAAAAAACGGCAGTATCCTGAAGAAACCACAAACAGATCTTCCGCATCCAGTCTTTGACATTGAGACAGAGACTTGGTCAACTGACACAGTAAAGATTTGGGCCTCTCTGCGAATGGACCGTAACAGGCTACTATCGCGTAGTGATTGGACCCAAATCCTCGACAGCCCTGTGTCATACATTAAGCGCAGCGAGTGGACAGTCTACAGACAGGCGTTGAGGGACCTACCAGATAATACGCCTGATCCAGCCAACCCAAGTTGGCCGACAGAGCCAAGCTCATGATGAAGATGATGAAGCAGGACATCCAAGTTCGCCAGTCGATCATGGAACTGCAGACCCTGATGATGCATGGGGCCCAGACAGGCGAGATCGAAGACAACACTGATAGAACTACGTTAGAGCACTTCTTTACTCCTCTAGATGAGGACTATGGGTGTTCCACTTATGCAAGACAATTGTTTATGCCAGAGGGCATGGTCCTCGTTGGGAAGATACATAAGAAGCCTCACCTCACGTTCTTAATCAAAGGTACTATATCAGTAGTATCGGAGAGTGTGGGCT